CCTTCGGTCGAGGACGGCCAGGATCCTTCGGCTGGGACTCTGGCCGTGGGCCCCCTGTCCACCTTCAAGGTGATTCTCAACGGCCAGGACCGTTTCGCCCTGCAGCCCGCCAAGTATTTCAACCAGTATCAGCCTTACCGCTACCACAGCGGCTGCCCATACACCGGCATCTACGTGTACTCCTTCGCGCTCAAGCCCGAGGAGCACCAGCCCAGCGGCACCTGCAACTTCTCCCGCATTGACAACGCCCAGGTGTCCTTCTCGCTCAAGGCTCTCGCCGCGGGCGGCCTTGCCAACCCGACCCAGAAGATGTTCGCGGTCAACTACAACATCCTGCGTATCCAGTCCGGCATGGGCGGCCTGGCCTTCAGCAATTAAATGAGGTGATGTAAGCGTTTAAAAAGTAAAATTCTAAATATAACAAAAATGCCAGAGTCCCAAGCCCATGGTAAAACATGGGAAACATCCATTCTCTCTGAGGTCTATAACCTCTCTGAAAATGAATTAAAAAGCATATGCTATACGAGCTCGCACGATCTCCCGAGTCATCTCAACCGTCTGGACGGGGCGCTCGTCTCGATAAAATCATCCTGTAATCCGAACAAAATAGACATGGCGAACCCTTTACGTATTTTTAAATCGACAGGTCCGTTTCACATGTTTGTCATCTTTTATAAACAAGATGAGAATGTGAAACGGCTCAATGAGATTGTAAAGATTGATTTGACGTGTTCCAAAAACATTCTGTTCGGGGAGAACACGCTCGAAGATATTCAAAAGCTCGATGAGCTCATAAAGTCCGTTCCGATCGGTCGAAGAAACACACCCGAGGAGCACCGACAGATTCATAAACTCAAAGATCGACTCAATGCTCGTTCGGGTGCTCTCAATTTCAATCCAAAATTGGACGGTAAAAATCAACGTCGACTCCAATGTTCATTTCCAAGGTTTCAAAATTTCATAGAGTCTCACCCGACCCGAATCATGCCCGTGAACATAGGAGCGTCCCGAATCGTCAAGGAGATTGTGTCCCGGCCGCGACAAATTCGTTTAGGACCTCGTTAATTTCAGACTTTGATAGACTTCGGGGCCCGACCGTATTGCTCGGAAACTCGTGTCCGTTCAGACTTTCCAAAAGAATTTCAGGATTTAATTTTGGTTCGAAATTCAAAAAATAGTGACTGGATGGACTAAAATCTCCGGACCCATATAAAAATCCTTGACCCGCCCGAACTCCAACCCGTCTCAGGGCTATGTGATATTGTTCGGTCGGTTTGACATATCGGAACCCTTTTGATTCAACCACCTTTTTATTTTCACGGTCAGTTTCTTTTCGTTCCCAAATTTGAAAGACACATGGGACGTCATAGTCTTTTCCATTCACCTCGAATGAATTTTTCGGAAGTTCGACCGAATGGATCATATGGAATTTTGGAGGAAAACATCCAGTCATACTTGGTTTCACAAATGATCTGGGTAATACAAATGCGATCACGTCTGAAAATTGAGACCCATGGCGTATGAAAGCCTTGGCCATAGACCCTTGACGACCGAAAGGTGGGTTCCCAAACAGGATGCAATTTTGGTTTGAAATTGGTGACCATTCCAAAAAATCTTTTTTAATCACACCGGTCCACTTGGGGTCTATGTCAATCGCAATCTTTTCAAAATGTTCTGGAAGGGCCCGAAGAAATGATCCCGTGCCGGCCGACGGCTCGACCCACGTCCATGTTTTTGTCGCCGGTCTGAGTTCCAAAAGTGTGTCGACGCACTGGCGGGCCACGTCAATTTTGGTATAAAATTGGTCGGTCAAGTTGGTTCTAAACTTGCCAGTGTCCTGACTCATGGTTGTTAAAGCGTCATTCTCCTTATATAAATTTTCTCCATCCTTTTTATATGTTAGTCCCCAAAACAATCAATCAGAACAGATATCTGGACCTTTTGTATTCTAATGTGCCGGTCATCATAGGAACGGGACCGGCCGGAACGGGCAAAACACTTTTGGCGTGTCAGGCCGGTGCCAAATCCTTTATCAAGGGTGATGTCAAGAAGATTATACTGACCCGGCCGGCCGTGAGTGTCGACGAGCAACACGGCTTTTTGCCCGGATCCATGGAGAAAAAGATGGAACCATGGACCCGACCTATGTTTGACGCATTCCAGAAATACATGAGCCTCAAAGAAATCAAGGACCTTGTAAAAAATGAAAAGATTGAGATATGTCCACTGGCCTATATGCGCGGGCGGACGTTCGACCGAGCCTGGATCATCGGGGACGAAATGCAAAATTCGACGCCGTCCCAAATGAAGATGCTCTTGACCCGAATCGGGGAAGATTCTAAAATGGTCGTGACTGGTGACATTCAACAACACGACCGGGGGTTTGAAAAGAATGGACTGTTCGATCTTGTCGGGCGCATAAAAAAAGATCAAGACTTGATTAGGCACGTGAATTTCACCGAGGAGGATGTCGTTCGGAGTCGGGTCATTCGGGACATTTTGAAAATGTATGCCTAAAGAAGAGGGTTTTATTTTTTACATCATCATGGAGAGCACGATAGGTCAGATTCGAGTGATGGACGACGACGGCGAAGAAGAAGAAGTGAATAGTTACACACCATAGAACATTAATTCAGTCCCAAAAAGAATATGCACGAGGATCTTCACGTTTCCACCTCCACCGTCTCTGGATTACTCGGGCCCCGTGATTCGCCTTGACCAAAATGCCACACATTTCAAAATAAAACATGTCAAAATACAATTGGTGCACATTTTCCAGGACGAAATCTATGTGATCGAGGCTCACGAACGGTACATTCAGACCGGCGAATACAGCCCCTTTTATAAATTTTTTGCAATTGTCAACATCTCCTCCGATGCGTTCCATGTTTGCGAATGCTTCATCGACCGTATTCGTTAGCCCATTCAAATCATTCGGCGAAAGTTTATTTTTTGTGAGCCAATATTCGAAATCAATTTTGGTCAAAAAAAACTTTTCCAAGTTTTCAAACAATTTATCTTCAAACACATCCAGTTCAAGAATCAGACGACTCATTTTTGGATGGTGCGTATCAAGTCCTTCCAGAGACGTTTACATCACTTGAAAAATTCACGTCGTGTAAAGGCTTTCTTCGTTCGATCACTCTCTAATTTTAGACCGCTGAACATTTCAAACCGGCACTTTCAAATACAAAAAATTGAACGTCGATAAAACGGAATTACCAAGTCCAAGCAATATAACTACCAAAGAGACCATCAAAATGAAGTGTTCTCTTTGTCAGAAAGAGGGACATCGGAGCGATAACAAGAAGTTCCATCCAGCAGAGAAATCTACAACCGTTACAAAAATTGAAGTTATTAAGGGCATAAACACTACACCAGTAAAGACAACAGAAATGTCGCAATCAGTTGGACTAAGTAAGCGTCTAACACAAATGGTTGAAGAAGGAAGGCACCTAAATGATGATAGTTGCTCGTCTGAAGAAATATTATCAGAAGCAATGTGTGAAATTATCCCTTATGCTAAGGAGCATTTCAAACCACTTGGCTATACAATTATTCTAGAAAAAAATATTTCACTCTTTGATTGCCAGTCCTTCTTTGAAAAGGTTGGTGGTCCAAAGCCAAATCCTGACAATAAGAAAGTATGTATGCGACCAGATGGGGGAATATTATTCGCCGTCTCTGGAGAGGTGCGGATACCAATTCTTATTGTTGAGGATAAAGTTCAAGGGACAAATGACAATTTATTCGAACAGAAGAAAAAGCGACAGGCAACAGGAAACGCTATTGAAAGAGGTGCTAAAAATATAAGAGGAGCAGAAATGCTATTTGCTGGTCTTGAGATATTTCCTTATGTAATGTTTGCATCTGGGTGCGACTTCCATTCTACTGAAACAATTGCCAAGCGGATAGAGATGATGAATATGGGAATACCAAATCATTATGTTGATATATCAAAAACAACAACCCAAGAACAAGTTCAAGCAAGGATTGATGCTATTATTCCTTCAATTAATTTAAAAAAAATATGTGGTAAGAGTATTGCTTCTGTCTTTGTAAAGGCACATAAGTGGGATGAGATGAAGCATGGATCTTCACTTTGGAAGAAAGAAGAACAGATACAGATTTTAAAGAAAATCATTGATAAAGTTCTTGAATCTTTCCCTACTTCTTAGAAACCAAATACATAATCTCTATAACTTTGTCACTTCTATCTTTCAGATTTCTACTGCCCTTATATGTGTCGTATTTTATCTCGTATTTTTTCACATTATATGGTTCAAACAATGTCTTCCAATCACTATCTGTAATAATACCTTCGTTATTGTATGAAATAAGAAGATATGTTGATTTAGAAAGTCCTGCTGACATAAGTTTCTTCATTGATTCTACAGCGGATGTATGCTTATTGTAATTTGATTTGTTCCAGTTTATAGGTATACCCGAAACATTTGATATCTCTATCGGCTCTTCATTATTAGCAATAACATTTAGCATAAAGTAATTACTTCCATAAGGATGTTGATTATAAGGCGGATCTAAATACATGATATCAATATTATTAGGAAGTTCATTCACTAATACATTTATATCCTTGTTTGAAGGAAATGCCTTGTAAATAGAACAATTCCAAACTGGAATATCTAAACGAATGGGCTTTGTGATACGAGACAATGCAAACTCACCCTTTCCTCCAAAACATCCGATATTATCTTTCTTATAGAACCCCTTGAAAACTCCAGCAGTATTTGTATTTATACTTGCCTTATTTAGAAGAGGGACAAGGCAGTAATTTACTATATCTTCTTCTACTTTTTCTGATATATACTTTCTAAGAGTATCAATAATAAGTGCGTTTTCTCTTGTATAGAAACATCGTTCCCCTTCTTTTATGTTCTTTGTATCTTTAGGAGCATAAAGTTTACAGATAATACCTTCATAATAAGGACCCTTTTCTGCAATTTCATTCATAATTTTTATATGGTTTGATACTCTTTCTTTTTGAATATCTGAAGGATTGACTAAATAACAATATGCCATCAAATATGAATAGAGTTCCATATCATTCGTGTAAAGATTTTCCGAAATATATGTTAGTTCTCTTGATACTACAGAAGAACCAGCAAATCCATCAACAATATTCAATTTCTCCTTTGAAAGAAGAATCCTAATGTCATCAATTATAGAACGAATATTTGACACAAGTTTTCTTTTATTGCCTATACATGTAAGCATAGTTTGATATACAAACTTATTATGGTTATCTTCATTTATTATATTATTTGTTTGAACATCCTCTACGTGTTCTATAGTGTTTGAAGCAATTGGGTTACTTGAGTTAAGTAAGATAATAATATCTCCCTTCTTTTTCCCAGAATACCCCTTTATATTTTTTTCCTTACAAAAAGCGATGAGTTCTTCTCTTGACTTTTTAGTGTAATCCATTTCGTTGGACATGGCGTTAGTGCTTTGTAGGGGTTCAATTTTTAACGCATTCGCATTCGTTTTTGCCAGAGCCTCCTGCACCTTCTTCTCAACCAGTTGTTCTATAGTATTATCCTTCTTACACGGCAGTTTTCGGTTCTTATGAACTTCCAGATGCCCTTTCTGCTTGAAGACTTTAGAGCAGATGTCGCAACTATAATTCACCATTTGGTTCTATATTATAAACGCCGAAAATCTTTAAACCATTTCACCGATTTTCACTTTTCGGTGATACCGGAGGTTCAAGAATCAGATGACTCATTTTTGGATGGTGCGTATCAAGTCCTTCCAGAAACGTTTACATCACTTGAAAAAATCACGTCGTGTAAAGGCTTTCTTCGTTCGATCACTCTCTCATTTTAATGAATTGTATATGCGCGAGCTGTCTCGTGACAGTCACGGCGCTCCCGACAAATAACACGTGGCTCGACGATTTCCAAAAGGAACTCCTCGAGGGACGTGTCATTCATATCGGGAACACGGTCGATGGACGTCCTATGTACCGTCAGACTTAGGGTAGCCGAGAATGTATGAATTGGGCCCTGCGTTTCGAGTATAGAAACTTCAACTTATCCTTGAGTGAAAGACCCGTAAGAAAAGTTTGGGGTTTTTTCATAAACTTTATAGTTGCACGAATTTTATTCAAATTTGTATTTACATTCGGACGAAGTTTGTTCACGTCCATGGTATTCGGTCGTCGGTTCAATTCTTCTAAAAATTCGGAAACGNTCAAACCACCCTTGAATTTCATAGTCGGTTTCACCAGTTCTTTATATTTGGGCAATACTGTCCGTCTGACAGTTCCTGGTTTAAGTGTTCGTTGGGGTTTAGTGATGATACGTTGATACCTCAAATATTCACGTGTCCTCCTCGGTGCTATGGGACGACCGAAATAG